AACGAGTTGGAGTTAATATGAGCTATAAAGGATTTACAGATGAGGAACATGACTTTCTGGTCAAGATAGGCCAGATTACCGACAAGCCAGCAGCGGTTAAAAAACCAGCGGCTAGAAAAGATGAGGACAACGAATAATGGCAATCTATTTAAGCAATGGCGTTGTTGTTACTCTGAACAGCGTGGATCTAAGCAACCACGTAACAGCCGTAACAATTAACCGTTCATTTGATGAATTAGAAGTAACAGCTATGGGCGATACCGCACATAAGTTTGCAAAGGGCCTAGAAGCTAGCACTATCACACTTGACTTCTTAAATGACACAGCTGCAAGCAATGTTAACGCAACGCTGCAAGCTGCATGGGGTACAACAGTGCCACTAACAATCAAGCAGACAAGTGCTGCAATTAGCTCAACTAACCCAGAGTTTCAAACCACAGTGCTTGTAAATAACACACAGGATGTAAATGGCGCAGTAGGCGACATCAGCACACAGTCAATTACATTTACCTGCCAAAGTGTTATCGTAGTAGATACCACACCTTAAGGAGTAGTAATGGCAAAGCTAAAGATAACAAGGGCTAATGGCGAAGTATCTGAACACAAGATTACGCCAGGTGTCGAGTACGCTTTCGAGTTAAAGTACGGATCAGGAATTAGTAAAGTCCTACGGGATCATGAACGGCAGACCGAGATTTACTGGCTTGCTTGGGAATGCTTACGTAGGGCTAACGTTACAGTACCTTTATTTGGCATCGAGTTTATAGATTTATTAGATGTAGTAGAGGTACTTGACGAAGAAAAAAAATAGTCGGGCGTGATTCTATTTTCTACAGTATTGCTCAACTAGCTGTAGAGACTGGGATACCGCCTAGCGAGTTTAGAGACATGGATACGCAGATGTATCGGGCTATCATCCAAGTATTGACAGATAGAGCTAAGGAGATCAAAAATGCCAGTCGAGGTCGTAGGCGTTAAAGATGTCCTTGCTGGTTTATCTTTTATAGATGAAGATATGCGGCAACGCATAAGAATTGCTATAGATCCTATTATGCGATCTGTTGCAGATAAAGCAAAAGGATTTGTACCCGATAACGGCAGCGTATTGTCTGGCTGGTCTAAAGCTAGTAACCCTGCAATTAACTACAGACCTTTTCCTAAATACGATGCCAACACAGTTAAAGCAGGTATTGGCTACAACGCAGGCGAAAATCAAACACAAAAGAATGGCTTTAAAGTTAGCAACTATGTTTACAATGTTAGCGCAGCTGGTCGTATCTACGAGACTGCAGGCCGTAATAATCCACAAGGTCGTGCGCCATTCCAACAGATTGACCCTAGCCGACCTAATACAACTTTTGGCGCAGTACAAGGCTTTGAAGGCAAGAAGCGAGCAAGAGAATATACATACAATAAACCTACTCGTGAGTACGCATCTAACAATCCGTTTGCAGGCTACCAGTTTGTAACATCAATGCCATCCTTAACATCACAGCCTAAAATCAAAGGCATACGTGCTGGTGGCAAGAAAACTAAAGGCAGACTTATATTTAAGGCGTGGGCGCAAGATAGTCCTAAAGTTTATGATGCAATACTGCAGGCTATAAATGCCACAGCTATACAGTTTAATAAATCTACAGAGATTAAGAAGGCTGCATAATGGCCAACGTAGTCGTCTCGGCTATTGCCACCTTTAATGGCAAAGCACTTACAAAGGGTAAAAAACAATTAACTGATTTCGAGAAAACTACACAAAAATTAGGCAAGACATTTACTAAAGTATTTGCCGGTGTAGCATTCCTAGCCTTCGGTAAAAACGCAGTAAACGCATTTATAGAATCTGAGAAGGCTGCCGCTAAGTTACGCACCACAGTTAAAAACTTAGGCCTAGAGTTTGAGCAGCCAGGCATAGACAAATATCTACAAGGCTTATCGCTGCAGTTTGGCATTATAGATGAAAATTTAATTCCAGGTTTCCAGCGCTTGCTGATCGCTACTAAAGATGTGTCTAAGGCACAAAGTCTATTTGAAACAGCATTAAACGTATCAGCTGGCACTGGCAAAGACTTAAACGCAGTAACTACTAGTTTGTCTAAAGCCTACATGGGTGACAGCGTGGCGTTGGGTAGATTAGGCGTAGGACTTAGCAAGGCACAGTTAAAGTCAGCATCATTCTTAGATATACAGCGCACGCTGAATGTTAATTTTGCAGGCCAGGCTGCCGCAGCTGTAGAAGGCTATGCAGGCGATATGGCTAAATTGACTGTAGCTGTAGATGAATCCAAAGAGGCAATAGGCAAGGGCTTACTAGATGCGCTAAAAGCATTAAGTGGTGATACAAGCATAGATACATTCACCAAAAAAATGGTTAGGTCAGCAGAAACTATCGGCAACGCATTTGGAAGTGTCGTAGATTTTCTACAGTTATTAAATCCTAATGCAACCTTTGAAATGGGTGGCGCACGCTTACGCAAAAAAGATTTTGCTAAAGGTAATTTCCAATATGGTGCAGGCAATCCTAGAGCAGATTTATTAGTTACAAAAAATCTATCAAAAGCCCGAAAAGATGAATTAGCAATCATTACGGCTGGCAATAAAGCAAAGACCGAAATAGATAAACTCAGAGACAAGTTTGACCTAGAACGCATAGGACTAACCGCAGCACTTAACGCTGCTACCGATGAAGAAACTAAATTACGTATTAGAGCGCAGCTTGCAATACTAGACAATAATGAGGCGCTTGCTAAGAAGTACAACGCAGAGTTAGAGGCTGCTACAGCTGCCAATAGACTAGCGACAGCTGCCAACACCGCTGCTACATTCTTAGAGTTACTAGCAAGTAGGCCCAACCCTTTATTTACTGTTAGCGGTGAAATGACTGCACGTGGCCAAAATCAAATAGCACCATTAGAAGCATCTAAGACATACACAGTGCCCCAAGGTGTAACTAATCAACCTGCACAAGCCGCTGCTGGCGTTGCTGCATCTACACCAACACAAGCCACGCTAGAGATAGCGCCTAATGCAAGTGCTGACAGATTAGTCCAGGCTATTGCAGAAACAGTAAGAATTAATCTCAAATATGGCAACAAGTTAGTACCTGCTGGTGGACTTGACTAATGCCAGTACCTACAGTTAATGCAATCTTAAACCTAAGCACCGGGCCAGCCTTTGCACAGGCTTTCTTAATTGATTCGGGCATATTAGGCACTAACGTATTAGCAGATGCCACAGCTGTAATTGTTGATGTATCCGACCAAGTAAATTACATACAAACGCAATCAGGGCGCAGTGCTTTAGCAGATCAATTCCAGACAGGTACACTTACCTTACGTATTGTAGATCAGAATGGCAATTTCAACCCTACTAACGTTACAGGGCCTTACTACGGCTTACTTACACCAATGAAAAAAGTGCAGATAACTGCTACTCACAACAGCATTACTTATCCTATATTTGCAGGATTTATTACATCTTATGTTAATAGTCAGCCAAAAGATGCAACAGAAGTCGCTTACACTACAATTAGCGCCGTTGATGCCATGCGCCTAGCGCAAAATGCACAGATCAGTACAGTCACTGGTGCGACAGCAGGCGACTTATCAGGCACACGCATTAACGAGATATTAGATCAAATCCAGTGGCCTGCAACAGCACGTGTTATAGATGCGGGGCAGACGACATTACAAGCAGACCCTGGCACAGCACGCACATCCTTAAATGCTATGCAGACAGTGGCCGATTCAGAGTATGGCGCTTTCTTTGCTAATTTTAATGGAGAGTTTGTATTTAAGGATCGTGATACAGCCGTATCGTCAATAGGTGATACGCCTACAGTGTTTGCAGATGATGGCAGTGGTATCCCTTACGCTAATGCACAATGGCTATTAAACGATGATCTTATATTTAATTCAGCCACAGTAAGTAGGACAGGTGGCACACCTCAGACAGCTACTAACGCAGCCAGTATTGCCAAGTATTTTATTCACAGCTACAACCTGCAAGACCTACTAATGCAGACCGATGCCGTAGCCCTAGATTATGCAAGGGCGTATGTGGCTAGTAGACAAGAAACTTCTATCCGATGCGATGCAATAGAGCTAGACCTATACACGCCTAACTACGACACAGGCATAGTAGCCGCTTTAAGTTTAGAGTTTTTTGACCCAATCACAGTATCTACGACCCAGCCAGGGGGGTCATTATTAGAGGACACCTTGCAGGTATTTAGTGTATCTAACACAATCACACCAAACAGCTTCCGTACAGTGCTAGGTACGCTAGAACCTGTCATAGATGGGTTTATAATAGGCAACGTAGATTACGGAGTCTTAGATCAAAGTGTATTATCTTATTAAGGAGATAGAATGCCAACTTTTCCAGGTTTAACCGGTGATGTAGTTACTTCTGCTATGTGGAATGGGCTACCAGCCTTCACAGTACAAACTGCTAAGACAGCCGATTACACAGCTGCTAGTGGTGATGAATACCAACAATTAGTGCAGATGAATAAAGCAACTGCTATTGCATTTAAGTTGCCAACAGATGCAACATATAATTTTGCAGTCGGTACAGTTATCACAGTATTAAGTATTGGTGCAGGCGCAGTAACAATTAGCGCAGTAACACCTGGTACTACAACAGTTTTAAGTGCCGGTGCTACAGCAGCATCTCCAACTCTTGCACAATACAAATCTGCCGCTTGTATTAAAACAGCTGCTAATGCTTGGTATGTAGTTGGGGCTATTGCCTAAATGTTAAATATAATTGCTGCACAACTATCACCCACAACACCAAACACCATTACTGTTGATTATTTAGTGGTTGCAGGTGGCGGTGGTGGTTCTTATCGTAATGGTGGTGGTGGCGGTGCGGGTGGTTTACGTTCAACAGTTACTGCTACGGGTGGTGGTGGTACATTAGAAACTGCATTACAAATTACGCCAGCAACAAATTACACAGTAACAGTTGGTGCAGGCGGTACTGCTGGCCCAATTTCATCAGGCGTTACTGGCGGGCAAGGTGGCAATTCCGTTTTTAGTACCATCACATCAACTGGTGGTGGATTTGGTTATAACGGAGAAGGCGGAAACGGACAAACTGGTGGATCT